TTGCCAGCCGCGCAGGTTTTTACGCCGACGCGTCTCGCCGTCCTTGGTAGTTCGGGTATCCCCAGCTGGCTTTCTGCTGGGTCGCTGTTTTATAAGCTTGGTACCTAACTCCACCACTTTATACTAACAATGGGGAAACTAGTCCCGTGCACCATGCACGCCCCTTATCGTACTGCTTGAAAGGAGCATACACAATGGCTACTACCTATTCCTTAGCTTTCGTCGCTACACCGGATACTCAGCGCATCGATGCGCCGATCTTGGATCCAGCCACCTTCGCGTCGGGCGTAACGACCCCGAATGCTCAAGGTGGTGAGGACACCATATACCGACACTTGGCTAGTGCGCCTAATACGCCCACGACGCTGCGTGTGGGGTACTATCCGCCTACCAAAGCTGGCCTTGGTACTAATACCTCGGCTAAGCTCAGGGCCGTCGGTGTGAAAACCGATGGTGATGGCGTCGAAAGTTTCTTTCCACTGGAGGGGACCATCGCTTTTAATGATGGTTCCAATGGAATGCTAGACCGCGACGATGTCGCTGCTTTCCTGATGTTATTGGTTAGCGCGATTACTGTGGGCAAAGCTACCCCGTTCGCTCCCAACCCCGCCATGCTTGAAGCATTGGCTGTTGGTGCAACGGACGTGATGCCTGTCTTAGACGCCGCGATCCTCTAGTTATGTCTAGGCTCCGGTGGAGGGTTACCATCCCCACCACTATCGGGCGTGTTCCCGTCATCCTCGACGGTACTGACGCTCGATACGCCCAGGGTTTTCTGTATGGTACGCCTAATTACAACACGGCGCGCCTACTCAGCCTATCCTGGGTTTGCCTATTATCGGATAATCCATTAGCCCCCCCAACCCCGCGTGCGGTCGCACATTTCATGCGGTCTCTACATGCGGATATTAAGGGTGTTATAAAAACCTATTCTTTGCTCGCCGACGCTCTTATGAAGTCTGAGCGTTCCCTTGGTGATGGGTCTTTCGTTAAGACCTACATCAAGGGCATGGAGAAGACGCCAGTCTATCGCGTCTACCTCATGTGGTTTCGGCAAGGTGATCCCG